GGTCTTCGATGACGAATGGGTGCGCTCGATGCAGCTGCTTTACGGCTTCCCGGATAAGGAAACGCTCTATAATGCCTTGACATTGTTCTTGGCGAACTTGAAGTGTCGCAAAGAAGAAGTTCCAAAAGGATTGGAGGAGTTCCTCGACTATTTCTGCAACTGGTATAAACGAAATGAAAAGAAGTTGCTGCATAAACTGAAGGCGCAGACACCGTCTAAAGATTATGCAAAAGTTCTTTGGGACAAGTGTATGTCTGCCTTTGCCAAGATTGTAAGCGAACGTGCTTTTGCATCGGTTTTCCAACAAGTTTCTTTTGAGTCCTTCGACAATGTGGCCAAGACGCTGACACTAGTTCTTCCGAATAAGCGAATATTTGAGATATTGGAAGCTGATTACCTTGATACTGTTAGAACGGTGTTACACAAGTTTTTCGGTGTAGGGTTACGGCTTCAATACCGCATTGCATAGGGTCAGGACTACAAACCATTTAAGATAGAATTACGCTTATGAATGAAGCTCAAAGAATATTGCAGATGACCGATGGGGGCTTGGCAGTGTTCATTCACTACCTTGGTGAAAAGTGCCTTGCCCGGACTTTCCGTAACCCTTTCAGGGAGGACAGCCGCCCGTCATGCCATCTGTATGCCAACAGAGGCGGATATGGCAACAGCCAATACTACCTCCAAGACTTCGGCGACAGCAGCTTCTGTGGCAACTGCTTTACGATAGTGGGAAGGCTGTGTAATATCAACCCCAAAACCAACTTTCGCGAAGTGCTTCAAGTGATAGACAGAGACCTTGGACTTGGCATTTTTGATGAACAACGAAGTGAGCACCATGTATTGATGAAAAGAAAAGCCACACCCTCGCAGAAGTACAAATGTTCTTCCATAGCGAGTTTTGAGGTCGTGACACAGCCTTTCATGCCATGGGAGGAAGAGTATTGGGGGCAATATGGCATTGGATTTTCAACGCTGGAACGTTATAATGTAAAGAGCATCAGCAGTTGTACATTCAAGAAATCGTCCGGTGGAGACTTTGCCGTTTACGGTTCAAAGGCAATTCCGACCTACGGATATTTCTTCGATGACGGACGCAGGATGAAGATTTACAGGCCTAAGGCAAAGACACGGTTCATGTATGCCGGTCACTTTCCAAAGCCCTATACCTTCGGGCGAGAGCAACTGCCTGAAGAAGGAGCATTCGTTTTCGTCACAGGCGGCGAGAAAGATGTCATGTCGCTGTCGGCGCATGGATTCCCGGCCCTGGCATTTAACAGCGAGACGGCCAACATTCCCGAAGATGTAATGGATGAACTTTCCCAACGATTCCGTCGAATCATTTTTCTCTATGATACGGATGAAACCGGACAAAGGGAATCTGCTTTGCGGATACAACAGTACGGAGAGAAATACAACGTTCAGAAACTTGACCTACCTCTGTCCGGAGAGAAATCGGAAAAGGACATCAGTGATTTCTTCCGTTTGGGGCACACCGCAGAAGAACTGCAAGCAATGATAGAAAAGCTATAATTATCGAAAAATGAAATTAGAAAAAATGAGTAAACCTATATTCAGGCACGCAGGAGGAAGCGCCGATAATATTCGGATCAGAACCTTGACAGATGCTGCCACGCCAAGTATAATGGGCATTGACGTTAAGGAGTTTCCGGAGGTTCATTCGGTTTCCTACCGTTTTCTCTCCAAGACCTATCACGGGGTGGGTGTCATAAACCAGAATAACGGGATAGAATTCGTTGGCCAAGACCTGACGGACTTCCCCATGACGTTGAACAGTTCTGGCGTGACTTTTCTTCCCATGGAGAAAGAGCATAGGAGCGACAAGTTGTGTATGTTCGTAGACATGATGGATTATTTGGCCTACCAGACTTTGCAGAAGAATGGCTTTGTCAGGCTGCCTTCAGACTGTGATTTCATGATTATGTCGGATGTAAGGAACTTCATCCATATCTCGGTCGAAGGAGACGACTATGATATGGTTTATCTATACTTTCCCAATGATGTCATGGGCTGTACCATAACCAAGACGTTAAAGGATCGGTATGGCAAGCACGCCATTGAGTGTAATCCCCTGTACAAAGGTTATAACAACCTGTTGCAGTTCGTAAAAGCCATTGAGATCACCACAAACAGCAAATAGATCCGTATGGTATATGTCATAATCATCCTTGTCCTGCTGGTAGCTTTGGGAGCAGCTTTCTATTATGAAATCACCCATAGCTACGACGACGACAAGTTCTGGAAATGAAAGATAAAGGGATTGATGTAAGTGCATCCTTTCCAAATATAAAACGCTAACAAGTAAAAGTATGATTAATTATGTTTTAAGTATTGAAACCGGAGTTACGGATCTCGTCCGTACCCCCGAGTACTATCAGACAGCCACTTTTGTGCAAAAGAAAGAAGAGCTCTTGGCTCTGATTTATCAAAAGAAGAAACTCAAGCCTTTTGCCAGCATGAAGCTCATAAGGAGTATCAGTTTCTTTATCAAACGCTCCATCAGCCTTTGGCAGTTACAAGGTCTTGCAAACAAGATAGAGACGATGTTCGGTCCATCTTGTTTCCAAATCTCCATCGACAGAAATAACAACACCGTACACATGCTCTGTGGCTGGATAGACAAAGAGACCGGTGAGTGCATCGTGCTGAACCGTACAGAACAAAAGAGACTTTCCGTCCTTATCCTGGATTATTTGGACTTGCCACGTCCCCGGTGCGCCGACATGTGGTTGAGATACTTTCTGCTGAACAAATTTGATAATGACAATTCTGTCTTCAGCAGACAGATAGAGTTTCTTGAAAGGTCTGAATATGAGAGTCTAAGCTATCCGGTATTGAGAGACAGTCTCAAATATGTGGAGATGGTATGTAAAGGATTACTGAAATAAAAATACACTTATGAGATTTTTAAAGATTTATTTGGCCAGTAGCTGGCGGAACAAGCATTTCGAGAATTTGTTGAACGCCCTGCGAATACAAGGTTACGACACCTATGACTTCAAGCATCCCGAGAACAATGAACTAAGCGGGTTCAGTTGGGAGAAAGTCGATAAGGATTTCGAAAAATGGACTTGTAGGAATTTCAAGGAAGGGCTTCACCATCCCGAGGCCGTTAAGGCATTTGAAAAAGACTTTCACGCCATGCAAGAAGCGGATTGTTGTGTTCTCCTCTTACCGTGTGGCCGCTCTGCACATTCTGAAGCCGGTTGGATGAAAGGGCAAAGCAAGAAAGTGTTTGTCCTTGATATGGACGAGAAACCAACGCCCGAACTGATGTATCAGATGTTTGATGCGTATGTGACGAGACCGATTGATTTGGTAGAACACATTGAAGCTGCATTCCATAAGGACAACATGCTACTTAAAGAAAATTTCAGTACACATGGACAGAGTGACAAAGAGACGGACTAACCTCTTGTATAATTTAAGAAAGAAGGGAGTCAGATGCTTGACCAAGGAGCGTATGATTTTCTTTCCCTATGGAGAGGATCCCAATGCTGTCAGGCAAATTGTCTGTTTATGCAACGAGTATCATTTCCATGTACAATTGGAAATTCAATAGCACATTTAATATTAAAAGTACACACAGAATGAAAAAGATAAAGGATTTAACCGTAACGGTTACCTATACTGTTGGCTTGCATGGCGTAGAAGTCAGCGAAAAGGTTTATGATGCTCTAAACGCCTTGGCGGATAGAGGGCGTGTAAACTGTGATCTTATGGATTTGGACGAGCAAGTATGTATTGGTTTCGAGTGGCTTTCTGACCATATTCACGAAAGTGACGCTTGTGATTGGAATTATGAAGTTGATATGGAATAATCTTAAATGTGGCCAATAAAAAATGAAACATTTGCTTTATTTCATACTCGCTGTACTCATTGTATATTTGATAGGTTCACTGCTAATGGCAGATTTCTCGTGGATATTACATACAGGTTTCTTAGGATGGATAGGTGCTATTTTTATTATTCTGTGGTTTTTCCTGCAAATTGAGAAAGAGTACGATGGATGGAATATAGAAGAGGAAGAAATAGAGCCATGGAATGAAGAAGATGAAAGTAAAGGCCAATACATTTCCAAGAAAGAAGCCCGGAAAATTGCAGAGGATGTCTGTAAAGAAATGCTTAACGACATAAAAGAAAACAAAAATGATAAATAGCCCAATCCTTGATGCCTGTTGCGGAGGTAAGATGTTTTACTTCGATAAGCATGATGACAGGGTTCTGTTTCAAGACATAAGAAAGATGGAGACAACATTATGTGACGGAAGGAACTTCGAGGTAACCCCCGATGTTCAGGCCGACTTCACAAATATGCCATACCCAGCCAATAGCTTCCGCATGGTCGTTTTTGACCCTCCACACTTATTAAGAAGTATTGAGAACTGTAAGACATGCGATATATATAATGAACCAAGTCCAAAGAACAAGGTAACAGGCTACCAAATGATAAAGTATGGTGCTCTTGGCAATGCAGACTGGAAAGAAGTCTTGCGAAAAGGCTTTGCAGAATGCTTTCGAGTATTAATGCCTGGAGGATTCTTAATATTCAAATGGAATGAAACAGACATCAAGGTATCAGAAATTTTGAAACTTACCTCGGAGACGCCTATTTTTGGGCATCCATCGGGCAAACGTTCCAATACTCATTGGATTTGTTTCATGAAAGAAGATTGCAATAAATAAAAATAGCCACACAACGGCATCGACTTGTGCTAATCAAATAGCATTTAAATTATGAAAGCAAAACTTAGAAAGACAGGTGAGGTGGTAGAGCTAAGGCAATACTACTTTGATGGTACGGCAATGGATATTAATGGGAAGTTGTATCATCAAGGTGATATATCTGAATTGTTTGAAGACACCAATTCTAAAGGATTAGAATACGAGTTTGAGCAATTAGGTAGGACAAAGAAATGCAAGTTCATATCGCAGCATGTAGATTTGGCTTCTCCTGAAGCTATTGCCAAGTATGTAAAAGGGTTTCTTTTTGACGTACTTAAAGATGTTGGTGATGATGAGTATATCGCCACATATCTTCGGAATAAAGGTTACAAGGTAGAGGGTAATATAGAATAGTAAATGGAAAACATCAAATTACTCTATATAGACTTGTTCTGTGGAGCCGGTGGAACTTCCACCGGTGTTGAACATGCAAGGTTAGATGGAACAAAGTGTGCGAGAGTGGTCGCCTGTGTCAACCATGATGCGAATGCAATCGCATCGCATCAGGCAAACCACCCCGACACATTACACTTCACCGAGGATATTCGCACACTTGACCTTACCGGTCTTACAGCCCATTTGAATCGAATGAGGATGAAATACCCATCGGCTTTAGTTGTCCTATGGGCTTCACTTGAATGCACCAACTTCAGCAAGGCCAAAGGCGGCCAGCCACGCGATGCAGACAGCCGGACGCTTGCAGAGCATCTTTTCCGTTATATCGAGCAGTTGGCTCCAGACTATATACAGATTGAGAATGTGGAAGAGTTCATGAGCTGGGGTGATATGGACGATAAAGGACATCCTATTTCAAAGTTAAAAGGATGCAGCTATGTTCGTTGGACAAATAAAGTTATCTCTTACGGCTATCATTATGACTGGCGTTTGCTGAATGCCGCCGATTTCGGCGCATATACCTCACGCAAGAGGTTTTTCGGTCAATTTGCGAAGAAAGGCCTCCCTATATCTTTTCCTGTTCCAACATTCTCGAAGAATGGTGACAGTGGCATGTTTCATGCCTACAAGAAATGGAAGCCTGTTCGTGAAGTGCTTGACATGAATGATATTGGTCAAAGCATCTTTGACAGGAAGAAACCACTATGCGAGAAAACCTTAAAGCGAATTTACGCAGGGCTAATCAGATTCGTCGCCGGTGGAAAGGAAACCTTTCTTGTCAAGTATAATTCAATGAACCAGACAGGAAAATACACAGCTCCTGGAATTGACGAGCCTTGCCCAACTGTCGCTTGCCAAAATCGCCTGGGTATTGCCAATGTCAGCTTCATGTCCAAGGCATTCAGTGGAGATCCGTATTCCAAGAACCAATCGATAGACATTCCTGCCGGAACTGTCACCACTAAAGATCACCATTTCTTTGTTACTGCTTGCTATGGCAATGGAGGGATCCATTCTGTTGAGTCGCCTTGCCCTACGCTTACCACAAAAGACAGGTTGGGATTGGTTTCAAGTCGTTTCTTGGCAAATGAATACTCCGCTGGTGGTCAACTTTCCAGCATTGATGCCCCTTGTCCTGCAGTATTGACAACACCGAAGCAAAAAGTAGTTGACTGCTTCTTGATGAACCCACAGTTCAACTCTACAGGTGGAGACGTCAATAAGCCGTGCTTCACTTTGATTGCTCGGATGGATAAGATGCCCCCTTACCTTATCTCCACAGAAAAAGGTATCGGTATAAGGATATTTGAAACGGACAGTGAAATGACTTGCAAGATAAAGGAGTTCATGGCCATGTACGGAATCATAGACATCAAGATGCGCATGTTGAATATAAATGAGCTGAAACGCATCATGGGTTTCCCTGACAATTATATCCTTGTAGGGACACAGGCCGAACAGAAGAAGTATATCGGCAATGCCGTTGAAGTGAACATGAGCAAGGTACTTTGCGAGTCGCTTTGCACAGCTCTTATTTCCAAGGCAATAGCAATATAGAAATCA